CTGACGATCAAAGCGAAGAAGCCGGACTTGAAATAGTCAGCCCACCCATGCCCCTGCTGACAGCCATAGAAAAACTCAGGCAAGTCACAGACTGGGCCAATGACCCCCGCGGTGGCAACGCTTATACCAATGGTACCACTGGCTTGCACATGGGTGTGAGCTTGCCCACCATGAAGTCCGAGGACGCCACGGATGATATAGGTATTGACTATGTGAAACTGATCTTGTTCATGGGTGACAAGTATGTGCTGGATCAGTTTGGTCGAACGGCCAACACCTACACAGCCAGTGCCTTGGACAAATTCCGACAGAACATCAAGGGCAAGCGATCAGATCCCGCAGGTGTGGTTGAACTACTGCGTCATGGACTCACAGAACTGGCCTACCGAGAACTGCAAAAAGGTGTGGGCACCAGCAAGTATACTTCGGCACACATACAGAATGGCTACATTGAGTTCCGAAGTCCTGGTGGTGACTGGTTGGCCAAGAGCGATGAAGAGATCGGTATACTAGAAAACACCATGTTGCGTTTTGCCCGGGCCATGGCCATAGCCGGTGACCCCAGTGCGGAACGACAGGAGTATGCCAAAAAGCTGTACAAGTTGGTCACAGCGGACAATCCTGAGTATGCAGATCAGTTGAAGTTGTTTAGCGAATTCTCAGCGGGAACCATCAACAAAGAACAGCTCAAGAAACAATGGGCCGACACTGTGCTCCAGAAAGAACTACCCAGCATTGGCAAAGAAGAATACGAAGTCTACCGCAAGGACAACAAAGACAGTCCAGATGCCACAGTGGGTACCTTGTATGCTAAAAACTATGATGATGCCTTTGATCAGTTTATGAAGCAGTATGGTCAAGATGTCAACACCTCAGCATATCTGGATGTGCGTATCAAACAGCCTTGGTTTGATGTGTTTGATGAAACGGGCAAGATAGTGAAAACCATACGGGCCAAAGACGTCGATACGGCCACGGACCGAGCCCAGTACGAATTTGGTCAGCGTTGGACCGATGCCTGGAACATATATCGCAGACCCGATGACACACCCGAACCCAAGGCCAGCCCCCGAGCACAGGTGGCCAAGCGTATTGCGACCAAACCCAAGACTCCAACAGAATACAACTATGACATTATAGATCAACGCACCTTAGATCTCAAAGCCATTGACAGATTTTATGCTGCTGATGACCAAGAAGCCAGTCGTGTGTTTGATAAATGGCTTCAGATGAAAAATCTCCCCAATGACACTGCCAATTATGGCTACCGTAGATCAGCACAGGCCGCAGGTGTGCAGGATGTTGAACCCAACATAGCACAAAACTTTGATACGTCGGCATATGAACGCAACAGTGATCGCATAGATGCCATCCGAGCCCAGTCCCAACAACCAAGACAGAACTATGAGCTGGTGTCCGACGAGGATCCCGACAGAGTTATACACCGCATGAGCAATGCCACGGCCGATGAAGTGCGTGCCTGGATAGCTCAACAAGAGGCAGGCGGCATGCCCGCAGGATTCCTGCGCACCAGGATAGTGGCAGAATCATTGCGTAGCAGTATTGCACAAGCCATTGTCAAAGTTGAGGAAAACTTTGCTGATGGCAAGGTCAAGGGCAAGAGCCGTCCAGGACGTGTGAAACGTGCAGGTGCCAGTTGCAAGGGAAGTGTAACAGACCTACGTCGACGTGCTAAAAATTCTTCGGGCGAAAAGGCCAAAATGTATCACTGGTGTGCCAACATGAAATCGGGTCGGAAGAAATGAGAGCTCAAGAGCTAGGATCCGGCAAGCTGGTCATATTTGATATCGATGACACCTTGGTCAACACCGACACCAGAGTCAACGTGGTTCAAGATGGCAAAGTCATCAAGCAGTTGAACAGCCATGACTTCACACACTACAAACTGGGCCCCGGCGAATCATTTGACTTTGGCGCTTTTAAAGATGCCAGAGAGTTTTTCACCAAAGCTAAACCTATACCTGGCATGATCAAGCAGTTGAAGCATGACATAGCCACAGGCAACAGAGTGATCATGCTTACAGCACGCAGTGACTTCAATGACCGTGATGTGTTCTTGGATACCTTCCGTCGTTTTGGCATAGACATGGACAAGGTTCATGTGTATCGTGCAGGCAATCTTGCTATCAAAGCGGCCACAGAAGAAAAGAAAAAAATCATTCTCAAGCATTTGTTGGGCAAAGAACACTTTGACAAACTGATCATGTACGATGACTCAGTGCCCAACTTGAATGCTTTCTTGAGCTTGAAGCAGGATTATCCCTACAGCAAATTTTACGCCTGGCACGTGGACCCAAATGGTCAGGCCAGTGAATATCATAGAACCGACGAGGATGCAGTGATGGAAATTGCACGAATACCAGTGGGAGATTATGGGGACAAAGACACTATCATACCCATGCGTGAGCCACACAGTTCACGCCCCTTGCCCGGCGGATCGGGCTATAACTATGATATTAAAAGCACAGCCAATCGCAAAGAAATAACCTTGTTTGATCAAGGCAAGATCATAGCCGAACTGGATCTTGTAGACAGTGTATATCCGCCCAACACTTGGGAAGTGTCAGCCATTGTGGTGGATCCTGACTATCGTGGACAGGCTCTGGGCTTGGCACTTTACGGTATAGCACTCAGTGAGTTAAAATTAACCCTGAGAGCAGGACGCACACAGACTCGACACGGCCAGGCCATGTGGCTCAAGCTGAATCAGATACCCGGAGTTGAAATACGCGGAGTGACCAAAGCACGCCGAAGTCAATACCAACAACGCCCAGGCAATGAAATCCTGGGGCAAAACAAACAGTATGTGTTCTACACCTTCCCTGTGGAACCTGGCAGTCGTAGCATGCGTAGTGGTCAGCGTGGAGTGGCTTTATACAGCTATGACACACCCAGCACCATGATAGCACAGTGGAGAGGCAAATGAAAGCCCGAGAAATATATCCCAAGTATAAACTATGGTCCGCACCCGTGCGTATCAAACAGCCCAATTACACTGGCTCCATCGAAGTCACCGTGACTGCGGCCAATCAACAACAAGCTCGACAACTCATGCGTGCCCAATACGGAGTTCCAGATTGGCATGTGGGCTCAGTAAAAGAAGTCAAATAAAATCCAATAAATACAGCATGACCAAGCAATATGTTCGTGTTGTAGCAGATTTACACTGTAGTTGGGAAGGATTACCTCCCACGTATCGTGTGTACGTCAATGACGAATTATTCAGTGAACGCACTTGGATCTGGACCGATTCGTATTTGGAGGAGAATTTGCAGATATTGGCAGAACCCGGCAAATACAAAATACGCTTTGAGCTGGTACCGCCGTATTTGGCGCAATTATGGATGAAAGATCTGCGTGTGAACCAGGGTCATGCTTCGATCAAAAACAACGAATTGTTAAGGATACACGATGAGAGCCAATGAATTTATTGCAGAAAATGCCACAGCAGGAGCCACCAGCTCGGGCAGTGTGGCCACAGTGGCCATGCCCGTGGGTGCCATGCAAAAAAGAAATGGCGGATCTTTCTTTACAGGCGCTAAATACTCTAACGAGCCATTTCCGAACACACCGGATTGGATGAAAAAAGGTAAAAAGAAACGTGCTAGATGATTTATTAAAACAGTTATTGGCCTCAAATTTTGCTTATTATTTGAAAGCACACTATTTCCATTGGAACGTGGAAGGACCTGACTTTGGTCAACTGCACGAATTTTTCAGCGAGATCTATGAGGATGCCTACGGTGCCACAGATCAAATCGCTGAATACATCAGAACACTAGAAGAATATGCTCCAGGCAGTTTAGAGCGTTTTCAAGAACTCAGTCTTATTAGCGGGCAAACCAAGATTCCACGTGCCCGACTCATGTTAGAAGAATTACTGGCCGACACACAGACCATGAAAGACCTGGTCATGCAGGTGTTTGCTTCTGCACAAGAAGCCGGCAGAGAAGACATTGCCAATTTCATGGCCGAGCGTCAAGCCAGTCATGGCAAATACATGTGGCAAATAAAGAGTTACTTGAAAGACGCCAGAGCATAATGACCGACCACAACGACATTTACAGTATCGTAGAGAGATTGCGTTTGATTGAAACCGCGATTACTCCCGCCACTGTAAAAAAAGGTCTCAACGCCCAGCAGAAATCAGTGCCACAGTTGCCGGCCTTGTTCAAACCCAAAACACAAAAAATACTAGGCGGCAATGCCAACGCCAAGAATCCCATGTCAGGATATGCCGTGGGCAGTGGCGAAAGTGTTGACCATGATGAAGAAGTAATTGATGAAGCAGTGGCCACTGAAGATGTGTTGGACCGAGTTAAACGATCATTTACAGACTTTATCAAAAGCGTGGAAGACGACATCAAAGACAGCGATATCAAAGACAAAAAACGCGAAGACACAGATCTCAAGAGCAAAGACAAAAAAGATCGGGGTCTCCGAGCCAAGGACCAACCAGTCGCTGAAGATCCCACCGAACAAGAACCTGTGACCAGTATAGCACCCATCGTGGAGCCACAGGCACCCGTTGTAAATCCAACCTATGCCGAATCGGCACCAGTCAAAACCATGACCATGGAAGATGGCAACATGTTTGAAATACATGGCAATGAACTCGATGGATTTGAAATACGCCGAGAAGGTCGTTGCATGCGCAGCAGATTTGAAAATCTTGATCATGCTGTCATGGCCTTGGAGATGTTCCAAGCTCGTCGTCGCAAAGCCGACGAGTCACAAGATTACCTGGATGAAGAATAATGTTAAGCCTAGATTTGTTTGATTCACGATACGAACGCCAACTGCGTGAAGGTGCTGTTGACAACCTGGAAGCCCGCAGGATTGATGATCTCAACTTGAGAATGTTGGAACTGTTAGATCGTGCCAAAGAACCTGCTTACAAAAAAAATCCTGACGCCCTAGCAGGCCTTAAACGACAATTTCAAAAAATCAAAGCCGAACGTGACAGCTATTTCAAAATCAATCCTGCCACAGGCATGGACCCCACAGGAAGTCTGGGCACAACAAAAGGACATTTAGATGTGGACGAAGGCGGGATCCCCGGCAACGTGCCCACAGAAAAAATCCCCGGCAAGGAAGACCTGCTCAAGGGCAAAGGTCGTAGTTACTACGAAGATCAAAAAAAAAATTCTGACCCGGTAGACGAACACGGCGGTGGCATTGGTCCACGCCAACACTGGCAAGATCTCATGCAGGAAACTGTCACAGATGTGAGACCATTGTGGGCTGATGTGTATCGTCGACTGGCACCCAAAATTGAACGCCACCGGGACAGTTTCCTGGCTGGACAACTGTATGACGAACTAGAAAACATTGCCGAACTACACGGTGCCGAAGGCGAGTTCAAACGCATGATGAATGGTGCCCGCAACCGTGCCCACATGGAATACGACACCAACCCTGGCGGTTTCCACAACTGGTTCTGGTTCCTGCCCTTTGAGAAAGACGTGACAGAAAGCACCGACGATATCAAAAAGCGAATGTCCAAGTTGGAAGCACTGGCTCTGGCTGCAAATCGTGCCGGTGATGATGCAAAATGCAAAATGTATCAGCAAAAGATTCAATCACTCAAACAAAAACTATCGCAAAGCATGGCCGAAGGTTGGAGCGATGCAATTGTTTCTCGAAGAACAGGACAGCCACGCACACCTTATTCAGTTTATATCAATGGTCGCAAGTGGAAAGACTTTGACAACGACGATCATGCTCAAGCAGTGGCAAACAAGTTAAAAGCCAAATTCCGAGCCGACGGCCGTGATCCTGAAACTATCACTATTGCTCCTACTGACTATAATCAGCCTATCAAAGAAGAGCAGGATACTTCGGGGGTTGAATCGGCAATTATTCGTCGCATCATGGTTGCACACATAGACCTGTTGCGTCAGTTTGGTCCAGATAAAGTCATGCAGGCCGCCGAAGAAGTAGCCTACAATGTGGGCGATGTGGACGAAATTGGCACCAGTGACGTAAGTGGGTGGGTCAATCAAGTACGACAGATTCTAGGCGCCGACGCATGAGATACACAGAAATCTTGGAAGCCTGTTGGAAGGGTTATCGCCAGGCAGGCATGAAGAAAAAAGGCGATCGCCAGGTACCTAACTGTGTACCTGTCAGCGAAAATGAAGTTCGCAGCGATGTCGACAACTTCAGTCCCAATGACACTGCACTAGATCGACTGCATCATGAATTTATTCCCACCTGGCAAATATTAAATCATGAAGTTTTAAAGACTGCTTATAATTTTGCAGATGACGACACAGCCTTGAAATTTGTACAAGCCATCAAACAGATGGGCGAACGCATGGACCACAACGGCGTAATTACCTTGGACAACGCACAGGTCACTGTAGAAGTGACCACGCATGATGTCAACGGTCTTACACGTTTAGATTTTGAATATGCATTAAAAGCTCACGATCTGGCCAACAAGATGAATGGTGATCAAGAGCCACATCCTACAAATTCTTTAGAAGCCATAGAAGAAGATTTGAAAAAGTGGTTCAAAGAAAAGTGGGTGCGCTTCGGGCCTGATGGTAAAATCCGTGGTGACTGTGCCCGAGGATCCAGCAAAGAAGGCAAACCCAAGTGCTTGCCACAAAGCAAAGCACATGCCCTGGGCAAGAAAGGTCGTGCGTCGGCCGCGGCCAAGAAGCGCAGAGAAGATCCTGATCCCGAACGCAGAGGAGCCGCAAAGAATGTGGCAACAAAAGTAAAAGAAGCAAATGTAAAAAGACCTCAACCTTATCACGACAAGGATTGGCACAAAAAACTAAGTCCAGAAGATTTAAGAAAATTAACTGGACCCGACTATAAAAAAATCAATCAACAAAGAAAAGAAAAAAAAGAACTAGATGAGAAGCAAGACGCCTGCTACAGCAAAGTAAAAAGTCGTTACAAGGTCTGGCCGTCGGCTTATGCAAGTGGCGCCCTTGTTCAGTGTCGTAAAAAAGGTGCCGCTAACTGGGGCAACAAGAAAAAATGAGAAATCTAATCAACCTACTAGAAGCCATAGAGTCGGGATGTCCCCCGGCTACACAAAGCATTGACCTCAACCTTAAGAATCGACAAAAAGCCATAGACGAATATCACTATGGTCCGTTAAATCCTGCGGAACCCAATGAAGAATACTGGGCCGAGTTGGCTGACAAGTGGAACACCGATGACATAGAGTCAGTCAAGGCCAATCGCTGTGGCAACTGTGCGGCTTTTGATATCACAGACAAAATGCTAGACTGTATAGCCCGAGGCATTGGCTCAGAACCCGGAAGCGATCCACACGATACCATTGATGCTGGCGAACTGGGCTACTGCAAGTTTTTGAAGTTCAAGTGCGCAGCCAAACGCACCTGTGATGCCTGGGTCGAGGGGGGACCTGTGACCGATGAATAATTATCCAGTATATCCCGAGGACAACGGCAGTGATACTCCAAGACTTCCATACGCACCAGTCTAATCTCGACGAGTCAAGTGGTTACAGCCTAGCAGGCAGTTTCACTCGCGACCTCACTGCCAGCAAGGTCTGGTTGTTGACAGAACTAGAACGCATACAACAAGATTTCAGCACGGTCTACATCCTGGGTTCCTGGTATGGCAATCTAGCCGTGTACATGAAATTACAACCCGGAATCACGGCAGACAAAATCATCTTGGTAGAAAAAAACAAAGAGTTTTTAACGACCAGCCGTAAGTTATTGGATCTAGCTGGCGCTGACAATGTGGAATACATGTTGGCAGACAGCAACAAATTAGATTACAGACAGCTGGGTGATGTAGGTGTTGTGATCAATACCAGCCTCACTGACATGTCAGGACGTAGTTGGTTTTTAAACATACCCGACGGCACGCTGGTGGTGCTTCAAGCCCGTGATCATGATCCCAATCGCAGTTTTTCGAGTACTCAGGACATCATAGATCGTTTTCCTTTATCGCAAGTCTTGTATCATGGACGCATGCAACTGCGTGATCCTGAAACCGAATACACACGCTACATGGTCGTCGGACGCAAATAGAATTTGGCCTTAGGACCGAATGCCCGGCTGCTGGGCTGGTGATGCGATTCGCTACCGCTGAGCCAAAAGTGAGCAATCTTATTTGACTTCTGCCAAAATCCATGTATAATAGTATGACTTACTTAGGAGACTCAGATGTCAAACAGCCGTAACTTTAATGCAGATCAAACCAAAAAACTCAATCAGGTAATCAACGAAGGCATGCAGGTCATGCACGAGATTGAAACCCTCACAGGTGGACTCAATGACACAGTCAAAGCCATTGCCGAGGAACTTGATATCAAACCCAACATCCTCAAGAAGGCCATCAAGCTGGCACACAAGAGTGAATTCGGTCGTGAACAACAGGATCATGAACTGCTAGAACAGATTTTAACCACTGTGGGCAAGACGCTATAAATATCTCACAAGAGACGAGTCGTTGCCGTAAGCAACATGAATCATGGCCCGCCAGCCATAACTGGAGAAAGCATTGAGTTATATTGACGCCTTATTTGATCGAGAACACGATCGCATACACGTGGTTGAGCGCAGAGATGGCGAACGTCGCTATCAAGAGTACGCAGCCAACTATGTGTTCTACTACGATGATCCCCGTGGCAAGTTTGTCAGCATATATGGCAACCCAGTCAGCCGCTTCAGCACTAGAAACAACAAAGAGTTCCGCAAAGAGATCCGCATACAAAGCGGCAAGCAGTTATACGAGAGTGATATCAATCCCATATTCCGTTGCTTGGAAGAAAACTACAAAGGCCAAGACGGTCCTCGACTAAACGTAGCGTTTTTTGACATCGAGGTGGACTTTGATCCAGAACGTGGATTTAGCCCAACAACAGATCCATTTAATGCCATCACTGCTATCTCGGTTTATCTGCAATGGTTAGATCAAATGGTTACCCTGGTTGTTCCTCCCCGGCACATGAGTCGTGACACCGCGGATGAGATTGCCAGTGAGTTTGAAAACTGTATTGTGTTTGATCAAGAAGAAGAAATGTTAAAAACGTTCTTGGATCTCATTGAAGACGCAGATGCACTTTCAGGTTGGAACAGTGAGGGGTATGATATACCCTACACAGTAAATCGTGTCACTCGGGTCCTCAGCAAAGACGACACACGTAGATTTTGTTTATGGAATCAATATCCTAAAAAGCGTGTATTTGAACGCTTTGGTGCAGAGAATGAAACCTATGACTTGATCGGTCGTGTGCATATGGACTATATGCAACTGTATCGCAAGTACACCTACGAAGAACGTCACAGTTATAGCCTGGATGCCATTGCTGAATATGAACTTCAAGAAACCAAGACAGTGTTCGAAGGCACATTAGATCAACTGTACAATCAAAACTTCAAAAAGTTTATTGAATACAACCGCCAAGACACAATGATTCTAGGCAAGCTAGACAAGAAATTAAAATTCTTGGATCTTGCCAACACACTTGCACACGAAAACACAGTGTTGCTCCAAACAACAATGGGTGCTGTGGCTGTGACTGAACAGGCCATTATCAACGAAGCACATGAGCGTGGCATGGTCGTGCCCAATCGTAAAGAACGCTACAGTGATGAGGATACGCAGGCCGCTGGAGCTTATGTTGCATTTCCAAAGAAAGGCATTCACGAGTATGTAGGCAGTATAGACATCAACAGTTTGTATCCCAGTGCCATTCGTGCGCTCAACATGGGTCCAGAAACCATCGTCGGGCAATTGCGTCCCGTAATGACTGAACGTTATATCGGTGACAAAATGCGCAGTGGCAGTAGTTTTGCTGCCGCATGGGAGGGTCTGTTCGGTAGTTTAGAATACACGGCTGTTATGAATACCGAACCGGGCACAGAAATCACCATTGATTGGAAAGATGGAGAAGAGAGTGTACACAGTGCCGCTGACGTATGGAAAATAATTTTTGATAGCAACCGCCCCTGGATGATCACAGCCAATGGCACTATCTTTACTTACGAAAAGGAAGCAGTTATCCCTGGCTTGTTAAAACGCTGGTATGCCGAGCGTAAAGAAATGCAGGCCAAACTCAAAGAGTGTAAAAATGCAGAAGATGAAGAATACTGGGACAAGCGTCAGTTGGTCAAGAAGATCAACTTGAACAGCCTATATGGTGCTATTCTTAATCCTGGTTGTCGTTTCTTTGACAAGCGTATTGGCCAATCCACAACTCTTACTGGTCGTGCCATTGCCCGGCACATGGATGCTTATGTAAATGAATGCATCACTGGCAAATATGATCATGTAGGCGACGCAATTATCTATGGTGATACAGATTCATGTTATTTCTCAGCATACCCAGTGTTGCAAAAAGAAATAGAAGCCGGCAACATGACCTGGAACAGGGAAATCGCTGTCCAACTATACAACAGCATTGCTGATCAAGTAAACGATAGCTTTCCTGGCTTTATGGAACAGGCATTCCATGTGCCCAGAGAGATGGGCGATGTAATCCGAGGTGGTCGCGAGATTGTTGCCAGCAAAGGTTTGTTTATTACTAAAAAGCGTTATGCTGTCATGTATTACGATAAAGAAAACAAGCGGGTTGATACACACGGTAGCCCTGGCAAAGTAAAAGCCATGGGTCTTGATCTCAAGCGCAGTGACACCCCCAAGGTTATTCAAGAGTTTTTGAGCGAAATTCTTGACGAGGTGCTGATTGGCACAAGCCGTGAAAACATTATTGAAAAGATTCGCGAGTTCAAGTACAAGTTTAAAGAGCGCCCAGGTTGGGAGAAGGGTAGCCCCAAGCGTGTGAACAACTTGACCAAGTATGCCAAAGAAGAAGAACGTCAAGGTCGAGCCAACATGCCAGGTCATGTGCGTGCAGCCATCAACTGGAACAACTTACGCAAGATGAATTCAGACAAGTACAGTATGCAGATCGTGGACGGCATGAAGACCATTGTGTGTAAGTTAAAATCCAATCCCCTGGGCTGGACCAGCATAGGGTATCCCACAGACGAAATTCATTTGCCAGTTTGGTTTAAAGAACTACCCTTCGACGACAGCGAGATGGAAGCCACTGTGGTAGATCAAAAGATTGACAACTTGCTGGGTGTGTTGGATTGGGATTTGGCCAGTGCCACCAACACAGAAAACACTTTCCAAACCTTGTTTGAGTGGTGATATGAAACTGAGCGAACTAATCGCCTATCGCAATTATTTGGAAGAAACAAGTGCTTTGCTTGTTGGCAAAGCCGCTGATCGTGATCTAGCCCGGATCATACACATGGCACAAACAAACAGCGTGCAGATAGATCAATTTACAGATCAATTGACAACTCAGCAAGAAATCATACAAAAAAACTTTGAGGAATTTGAACAGTTGTTAAATCAACTCAAACAAAGAACCAAAGAATTAATTGCACAGCAAGAACCAGCCTGGTTTGTTGAAAGTTATAGATTGTACGAATCTGAAATGTGCCACGAAACCGCAGAATACACTCTTAAACGACACAGTTCAATATCAACTGAAGCTCGCATCGCCCTACAAACACGTCTTTTAAACTACACTGATTGGCAATATGCTGGCATGGTCATACGCCCAGCCTTGGAAACTTTTATCTACGACATGGTAAGTTTTGATCCTTTATATATCATCGACGAAAGTTATGAACTATTGGAGCCAACCATTGACCGATTTCCAGAGCAATATCGACGTCGGTTAAGACCCTATGTGATCAATGAAAGACAAACAGAGCCCATGATGATCAAAGTGCCAGATGGCCAATTTGGCATGTGTTTGGTTTACTATTTGTTTAATTTCCGTCCCTTGGAAATCATCAAACGATATCTTGTTGAAATCTTTCAAAAACTTAAACCCGGGGGCGTGTTGATCATGACCTTCAATGACTGCGACCGTGAAAAGGCTGTGATGTTGGTTGAACAACATTTTGCCTGTTACACTCCTGGATATCTTGTTAGAGATTTAGTAACCAGCCTGGGATATGAGATACTGTATTCGTGGAACGACAGTGGGCCCAGTACCTGGCTAGAGTTACGCAAACCCGGAACACTTACCACTCTTAAAGGCGGCCAAAGTTTTGCCAAAGTTGTTGCATATCCTAATTAAACGCTGTATAATCAAACACAAAGGAGAATTACATGAGAGATCACTTATTAGACTTAGTAGAACACACACATGACCTAGGCGTTATTGACCTGGTCAAAATCACTGGTGATGACAAAAGCACCGTGATCAACGGCTTGGCTGAAGATCGTAGCGTGGTGGTAGAAGGCACATTTGCCCAACCACACGCAGACTTTATTGGTAATTTTGGCATGCCAAACTTGAGCAAATTGAAGATCCTATTGAACTTGCAAGAGTACAAAGAAAACGCAGAATTAAGTTTGACACGCAAGGAAACTGGTGCACCCGACGGTATCAATTTTAAAAATGCCACTGGCGACTTCAAAAACAACTACAGATTCATGGCCAGTGAAATTGTCAACGAAAAACTGAAAACTGTCAAGTTCAAAGGTGTGAACTGGCACATTGAATTTGTGCCCACAGTGGCCGCTATCCAGCGTTTAAAGATGCAGGCACAGGCCAATGCTGAAGAAGTCAACTTCCAGGCCAAGACTGAAAACGGTGACTTGAAATTTTTCTTTGGCGATCACAGCACACACGCAGGTAACTTTGTGTTCCATTCTGATGTGACTGGCACACTCAAGCGTGCATGGTCATGGCCCATCAAGACCGTGATTGGCATCCTTGATTTGACTGGCGACAAGACCTTCCGCATCAGCGATGACGGTGCTGCACAAATCACTGTGGATTCTGGTTTGGCTGTTTACAACTATATTCTTCCAGCACAAAGCAAGTAAGTGAACAGTTTTTATCAAGAGTTCGAAGACAATTTAAAAAATCGTGGTTTGCACTACGGAGGTGGAAGGGTTGATCATAACAATCAATACTTTTACCTTAACATTCCCAAGAATGTCAGTAATCTTTTAGATCGTCTGTTTGCACACAGTGGATGGGATGTGGCCAATCTGCGTGACATTAACAGCACACAAACTCGTTGTATAATTGTGTTGCGAGATCCAGTTGAAAGATGGCTGACCGGCATTACACAATATGCCATGTCGACTCTGGGCACGTTTGTGGGCAATGAATTTGTGAAAAACTACAATCCAGTGGTGGAAAAATTGTTGTTTGATCAAGTCGTGTTTGATGATCATACCATGCCGCAGTATTATTTCTTTGACTGTGTGAAGTATCACTACAACATAGATTATTTTTATCATGATTCTACTGTGGTGCAACGCATGGCCAATCGTTACAATTTACAACTGGATCAAGAATTTAAAGGCAACACGACACAGACAAACACAACAAAAAAGACCATGATGGATTTTTTAAGATCTCAAGTGAATCAAAATAAAAATTTACTAGAGGCAATCAAATCTAAATATCGTGAAGATTATCGTTTGATTAACACCGTACAATTTCAATGACACAAGACAACTTAACTGCAAAACAAAATGACTATGCCGTATTCCTCCCGGCAATCAGTGGTTTCTATGCTACATTCATAGGCAAGCAACGTGATCCTGCTGGCGCTTATGTGGATCCAGCAAGGATGCCCGCAGGCATACAGGACATGGAGCAAATGAACTGGCTCAACAGACAAAAAGGTCTGTTTCCATACCGGTGGAGTTTGTACTCAGGAGGTCATGCCAACTTGGATTTGAACAAGCAGGACTGGAGCGAAGACATGGTGCGTAACCGTGAGCCTGGCACACTCATGCTAGGTGACTCAGGCGGATTCCAGATTGCCAAGGGCCTGTGGGAAGGTGATTGGAAGGCCAACTCTGGTTGCGCCAAAGCACAAAAGAAACGTGAAATGGTTCTTAAATGGTTGGATAGTATCGCCGACTATGGTATGATTCTTGATATTCCAACCTGGGTCATCCACGACAAGAAAGCCAGTGCCGCATGCCAGATCACCACACTTGAAGAAGCCGTGGATGCTACCAAGTTCAACAACGACTACTTCATGAAGCATCGCAAGGGTGTGAAGAATGGCGGAGCCAAGTTCTTGAACGTGCTACAAGGTGCCAATCATGCTGATGCCGATCGTTGGTATGATATCATGAAGCACTATTGTGATCCCACGCAGTATCCTGACACTCACTTTGATGGCTGGAGCATGGGCGGTCAAAACATGTGTGATGTACACTTGGTATTGAAGCGACTGGTGGCCTTGCGTCATGATAATCTCCTACAAGAAGGCATTCATGATTGGATGCACTTCTTGGGCACCAGCAAACTGGAGTGGGCTGTGCTACTCACCGACATCCAACGTGCTGTTCGCAAGTATGTGAATCCAAGTTTCACCATCAGCTTTGACTGTGCCAGTCCGTTCTTGGCCACGGCCAATGGTCAAGTTTATCATCACATTGACTTGCCGCACAACGAAAAGTGGTGTTATCGTATGAGCCCTATTGTGGACGACAAAAAGTATGCCACCGACACACGCCAATTTGGTCCTGCTGTGTTGGCCGATGGCTTGATCAATCACTTTGACGAAAGCCCAATCAGTCGACAATTACAGATGAAGGACATCTGTATCTACAAACCTGGTGATCTCAACAAGATTGGCAAAGAAGGCAAGACGTCGTGGGATAGTTTCAGCTATGCTCTATTGATGGGGCATAATGTGTGGATGCACATTGAAGCTGTGCAACGTGCCAATCGTGAATATGATTCAGGTTCATGGCCGGCCATGATGTGGAATCAAAATGGCGATCATGCCAGATTCAAGGACATTGTGGATGCCATATTTGCCACACCAGACCGTGCAGAAGCCGAAGCCATAATCGAACACTATGACCGTTATTGGATGGACATTGTGGGCACACGTGGATTCAAAGGCAAGAAGGCCAAAAATGCACACAGCCAATTCAATTCTTTGTTCGAAACTGTTGACGACGACACACAAGATAGTGTACAATTAGAAGACGAATTTAGCCCGGACCAACAGGCCCGATTAGATCAACTACAACATGAACAAACACAATGAACACATT